TATCAGGACGTGCTCGTCCAGTACGCCCTTCCGTTCGGGAAGGCGACCTATGCGAACGTCTTCTACGGTATCTCCACCCTTCAGGCCCCGACCGCCGTCCACCCTTACTACGGGCTGGGAGACGGTAGGAGCTACCGGTACACGTTCGGCGACGGGGTGTTCCCGACACGATCGGCAGTCCGCACCTCGTGGGGTTTCAATGCTCCATAGCGACCCCTACCTCTTGGACGTGCTGCGGTCCTCCCACACTGCGGTCTGTCGGATCCAGGTGTTCCGGCTGGAGCTCGCTCCCGCTCTCCTGCCGGGCACCTCCGCGCCCTACCGCCCCGTGTACGTGCAGGACCTGCAGGTCGTCGAGGGCTCGGTCACCGCCGATCGGGAAGCCAACGCCCGACGCACCATCGAGTGCACAGTGATCGCAGACCCCGGCACGGACATCGAACTCAACATCGTGGACAGGCTGATCCACGTGCAGGTCGGGGTACAGGTCGGACACATCGAGCTACTGGTGCCAGCGGGCGTGTTCCGCGTGGACTCGCTGACCCGCGGTCCGATGAGCGCGCTGCAAGTCGTCGGGTCCAGCTTCGAGTCGTACCTGGCCGACACGTCGTTCTACGCCACCGGGGCGGTCGGTCCAGCCGGGGACGACATCACCGGAGGACTCCCGACGCGGGTGCCCCTGCAGCCGTCGTACTCGGCGGGGGGATCCTTGAACGTCGTCAACGAGATCGAGCGGCTGATCCGGCTCGGTATACCTTTCCACGTCGACATCGACCGCGACCCGTCGCTCGGGCCTGTGCTCGCCAGCACCTATCCCGACGAGTACTCGATCAACCACCAGGACAACGTCTGGGAGAAGATCCAGATCCTGGCGGACTCGATCAACGCGCAGGTATACGCCAACGCCTACGGCAGGATCGTCATCGACACCATCAAGCGCATCGACCATGTGAGCCCTTCGCTGTTCATCCACGAGGGAGCAGACGGCGTCCTCGTGTCGGCCAGCGTGTCCACGACGCGTGACGACCTCTACAACGGGGTCTACGTCTTGGGGGTCAACTCCGACAACGCGAAGGAGGACGTCGGCAGCGAGGGCGACGACCAGATCGAGTTGCTCCCGCAGATCGCTGCTTACGCCACCGACGTCCATCCCGACTCGGCCACGCGTTGGACCGGACCTTTCGGCAAGAAGATGATGTTCGCCGAGCCGAACGCCGGGCTGACGTCCAACGCCACCGCGATCGAGAAGGCCAGAACGCTCCTGATCGAACACCGTGCCGTCAGCCGCGAGCTGGACATGAGCGCCTTGCCCAACCCGCTGCTGGAGCCCGACGACGTGATCGCCGTGTCCATGGTCGACGGTACCGTCGAGAGCCACATGGTCTCCTCGGTCGCGATACCGTTGGACGGGAGCAGCTGGTCCGTCTCGACGCTGGCGTCGCGGACCAACATCAGAAACCTCGTCGGCACGTACGACTTCTTCCGCGTGGCCCTGCTGCTGTACGGGACCTACGACCAGGCCGCTGTGAAATGGACTACTTACGATGCTGCAGTCAACTCCGTCTATCTGTCTTGAGAGGGTCTGATGTCTAAAACCGTCAGTAAGGACATCGGCAACGGTGTCGTGGCCAGCGTCGAAGTGCCCGTCGGCAGCGACCAGTTCGACATCCCGCGCGACATGGAACGGTTGGCCGAAGGTCTGCTGACCGCCATTCAAGCCAAATCGGTGTCTGCTCCTGGCGGCGGCACCGTGTCCGGTACCCAGACGATGACGTGGCGCGAGCACTTGAGCGTGAGCGACGACCTGGTGCTGAAGTCGTCGACCACGCAGCTGATCACGCCTCCTGTGGTGACACCGGCACACTTGCGCCAGAAGCAGTGCTTCGTCCTGCTGCGGACCTTGATCCAAGTGAAAGCGTCCGGCGTCCAGGACGAAGGCGCGGTCAAGATGCATTACGTCCGAATCGGCGAAGACGGGAAATACGACGACTCGGGTTTCAACGCGTTCGTCGTCCGCAACAGCACGGAGCACTGGTTCGCCCACACCTGGTTGTGGGACAACACGTCCGCGACCAATTCCTGGGCCGCCCAGTTCGCCGTCAAGGCGAGATGCAGCGCGAACGGGCAATACACGCTGACCGCGCGGCAGTTCGACGTCTTCCTCATCGAGCGCCATCCCCACGACACGTCGGCACGTGCCCTGCTCGCAGCGGACGGGCTGCCGACCGACGACCTCGTCGTGGGTCAGCCGAACTACTACTCGGTCGTGGACAAGGCCACCGGAGCGGTGACGTTCCGCCTCACGGACCTGGCCTGGCTGAACGGTCAAGCCCGCATCTACCCCGGCACTGTGAGCGCCGGTATCGCCGGAGACGTCGTCGCAGCGCTGGGCGACGGCACCCACGCGAAGTGGAACGGCACGGCCTGGGTACTGCTCCCTTGACGACGCGCAGGCAGTACCTCAACCAGATGGACGACGCGCGCCGCGAGATGGCGCGCAGGCGTACCCCCCAACTGGCCCGCGGCTACATCGTCGCGGTACACGGCGCGGTCTACCGCAACGGGCGACTGACGGAGTCCGAGGCCGTCGACGTGGCACTGCGCCCTGACGGACCGGTCGCCTACCCCCGTGCGGCCTATCTGGCCTCCTACACGCCGCGCGTGGACGATTGCGTCTACTACCTCTACCACCAACTGATCGGGGCGCTGGTCCTCGGTGCGCGTCCGCGTCCCCGCACCACCCGCCGCTCCGATGCGGACCGGCTGCTCTCGTCGACCCCTCCCCCGGTGCAGAAGGTGCACGCCGTGGTCCATGGGCCGGGTCCCCACGACCTGGTCCCCGGTCTGGCCAGCGAGTGGATGACGGTGTCCGTGTACGACGCGCACGGCCAGCTCGTCCCGACCGCGGCGGTGCGCGTCGAGCGAGCGGTCGGGGGGCCGGTCGTCCATGTCGGGGTGGCCGGTGCGTCTCCTGCGGCAGAGTTCCACGTGGTGATGGTGGCTTGATGCGTTCCGGTCAGCAGAGCGTGGTAGAACGACTTTCTGCAGAAATCGGGGCGGACCGCGTGCCCGGCGTCGCCGCGTGGCTGCAGTGGGTCCTGGACAACCACAGCATCGAGGTGGACGACAACATGTACGCCCCCTCCCTGGGATGGGTTCTGGCCGTCCTGCGTCGGGACCCCCGCACCTGACCGGTTACACTGGAGCCGTTGAAAGGACAGCAGCCATGTTTCGTGTCAAAGACGGTGACCGGACCCTCGAGTTCGAGGGGGAACACCTCGCCCATTCGTCGTCGCGCAAGCCGGAGTCGGACCGCTGGGTCGAGTTCGACCTCTACCGCACCGAGCGCGGCACCTACATCCTGTCGCGCGTCGGCCAGTCCGTCGTCTACCACGCCATCGACTGTTTCGTGGTACGGCGCCACAAGCAGTCGTCGGCCCCGGTCGCGGTCCTGACGGAGGACTCCGTGCCGTGTACGGAGTGTGTCCCGACCACGTCGTTGGACAACGCGAACGAGACCGTCTACCCGGAGCGTGCGATCCACTGGGCCATGTCCTACCAGGACGCCGAGTCGGTCGTGGAGGCGTTGGCCAAGTACGACGACGGAGGCAACCGCTACTTCACCCACGTGTCGCGGGCACTGCTGCGCGATGCGTCGGACCACGACCCCAACCTCCGCGCGTCCTACCTGACCGAGCGGATCCTCTAGTGGCCGGTCTCGACGGCGTGCAGCTGCACCTCATCGAGTCCCTGGAAGAGGCCATGGAGTTCAAGCGGTGGCTCGGCGAGCGTCACGAGGGCGACCTCATGGGGCTCGACATCGAGACCACCGGCCTCGATCCTAGAGAACCAGGAGCAGCTGTTCGCCTGATCCAGTTCGGCGACACCCAGCGGGGCTGGGCCATGTCCTGGGAGATGTGGAAGGGCGTCGCACTGGAGGCGCTGCGCGGCTGGGACAAGACGTGGGTGCTCCAGAACTGCTTTGCTGGTGATACTGAGTATCTAACGCGCGACGGTATCCGAACTCTCGCTGATTCAGTTGGAGAGACCGTCGAAGTGTGGGGTGGAGATGACTGGGTCAAGGCAGAGATCAGAAGCTTTGGCCAACAGGAGCTGCAAAAGATCGTGCTTGCACCTCGTGGCCGCCGTACGGACTATCGCGAAGTAGTGTATGCAACACCCCGACACCGATGGGAACTTATTGATGGACTTCTCACAGTTGATATTCGTGTAGGGGACATTGTCCCAATGAGTGCTCCAGTGTCTGACATTGATATTAACTCTGACAATACTGGACTCATTCATGGATTGATGTACGCTGACGGTGGTCTTACAGCGTACGGAAAGCCCAATCTGCGGGGAGAGTACCGGCATCAGATGCGGCTCTGTGGTGCCAAGGCTCGCTACGCCTTTTTGTTTGACAATGTCACTTACCCTGCTAGCTGCGGCGGCGACCCGCAGGTGTACCTCAAACACACGACTAACTTCAAAGAGCTTCCTGATACAGACAGTCCTGAGTACATCAGGTCATTCATTTTTGGATGGGCAGACCTCGACGGCACACGCAACAGTACAGACCGTGCACGCTGTCTCATTACTACAAGAGAAAAAGACGTAGAGTGGTTAATCAAAAATGCAGCACTGGGAGGGTACGTAGTCACTGGAGTCACTTCACAGCCAGTACGCTCTGAGTGGGCGCGCACTACAACAACAACATGCTGGAATGTGACGCTTTGGTCGTTAGAGAAAAACGACGATCCAAAAACCAGGAAACGTTTTAACGCATGGCGCGTGGAGAGCATTGAGCCAGTTGATGGAACTCACGAGGTGTATTGTGCAGTCGTTCCAGATGTAGAGCGCTTCACGCTCCGAAATGGAGTCTTTACATCGAACTGCGCCTTCGAGTACAAATGGTTCGACGTGCACGCACGCGGCGAGTGTGAGTGGCAGCTCCCGCGCGACCGCACGCTGGACACCATGCTCGCTGCTCAGATCATCGACCCGACCCGCCCCGCCGGGCTGAAAAGCCTGGCCACGAAGTACGTGGACAGGCGGTCCGCTGTGGGCGAGACGGCCTTGCACAACGGGATGCATGAGAACGGGTGGACCTGGGCCACCGTTCCTGTCAACTATCCGCCCTACCACGAATACTCGGCCCTCGATCCGGTCTTGACGACGAACCTGTGGCTCAAGCTCAAGCCGATGATCGCGTTGTACAGCGACGTGTTCGACCTCGAGATGGCGACGCGTTTCATCATCTCGGAGATGGAGGGCCGCGGGGCGCGGGTGGATGTCGACTACTCCCAGCAGCAGTACGATCGTCTGGCCGACTACGCGGACAGCGTGTTGGCCTGGGGGAAGTCGCGCTACCGGGCGAACCTGGGCAGCAACGTCCAGCTCGCCCGCGTGATCGAGTCGTTGGGCGGCACCATCATGGAGCACACCCCGACCGGTCAGCCGAGGGTCACCAAGGAGACGCTGCAGTTCTTCATCGCTGAGGGCAACGGGGCGTCGGCCGACCTGAGGGCCCTCTGCGACGCGGTGTTGAAGATGCGCAAGGCGCGCAAGTGGGCGTCCACCTATTTCAAGGGCTTCATCGACAAGAGCTACAACGGTTACGTGCACACGGACATGAAGACGATGGGGGCGCGCACGGGGCGCATGTCTGCCAGCACCATCCCGCTGCAGCAGCTCCCCGCCCGAGGATCTGCCCTGGTACGGCGTGCGTTCGTGCCGCGCGACGGCAACGTCATCATCACCTGCGACGCCGACCAGATCGAGGCCCGCATCTTCGCGACGCTGTCCGACGATGCCGCGTTCCAGCAGGCCTTCAAGGATGCCGACGCTACCGGTGGCGACTTCTTCACGGAGATCGGGAAGACTCTGTACAGCGACTCGACGTTCGCGAAGTCGGACCCGCGCCGCAATCTCATCAAGTCGATGATCTACGGCAGTCTTTACGGGGCCGGGCTGGACAAGCTGGCCCTGACGGCGGGAGTGAGCACGGACCACATGAGGACCGTTTCGGACAGTCTGCACGCCAAGTTCCCAGGGATGCAGCGGTTCATGGACGAGACCGAGAGCCTCGGGCAGGAGCGTCTGCGTCGTGAAGGGAAGGCCTACGTCGAGCTGCCGTCCGGTCGTCGGCTGCCTGCGGACGACGACCGGATCTACGCGCTTTTGAACTACGCGATTCAGGGACGCGCCGCAGAAGTCTTGAAAAAAGGCATTATCCGTCTCGACGCCGCAGGACTGACCGACCACATGATCCTCACCGTGCATGACGAGTGCATTTTCGATATACCAAAAGAGTATGCACGCGACGCCATGATCGAGGCGGGTGAGCTGATGACCGATTTGGATTACGCCGTTCCGCTGACCGCGTCCGCGGAGGGGCCCTATGAGCACGACTGGGGACAGAAGTATGAAAAGTAATGTCGTTGTGGCCGCTATCGACCCCGGCCTGCTGACCGGTGTCTGCATGGTGAACTTCGGTTTCGTGCCTGGTGCTCGGACCTATCTCGTCGAGGCCGCCGAGCTGGAGTTCGACGACATGCTGGCGTGGTTCGATCGCGTGGTTCCCCGTGCGGACGTCATCGTCTCCGAACGCTTCATCATCGGGCCGCAGACCGTCGGGAAGTCGCAGGCTCCGTGGTCCCTGCGCGTCGAGGGCGTGCAGTTCGCCGTCTGTGCGAAGCATGGCAAGGAGCCGGTCCTGCAGTCCCCGGCGGAGGCGAAGGCGTTGGTGTCGAACGATCTCATCCGGCGTCTGGACCTGTGGTACAAAGGTGGTGCTGGACACGCCCTCGACGCGGTGCGACATGCCGTGACGTGGGCGATGCACAACAGCTGGCGCGACCCGCGCCTGCTCCCAGACGACACCGAGTCCTAGAAGGAACCATGCTGGCCGAGATATACGACGCAGACGACACCCGCATCATCTGCCACACGGAGATCAGACAGAAAGAGTTGATCAAGAGCGTCCCCGGTGCCCGTTGGGTGCCGAAGGCGCGTGTGTGGTTGGTGCCCCTCTCCTGGTCGTCCTGTCTGGCACTGCGCGCGACGTTCGGCCCGTCGCTGGAGATCGGTCCCCTGCTGACCGCATGGGCCACCGACTACCGCGCCCGTGTGGTGGACGCCGGGACGCGGCTGCGCGACGCGCTCGAGCCGTCGTCGCCGGACGCGGAGGACTCCGACCTCTTCCCCCATCAACAGGCCGACGTCGAATTCCTGACGACCATCGACAAAGCAATACTAGCATCTCAGATGGGCAGCGGGAAGACCGCATCGTCCATCCGCTCCCTGAAGGCGCGCCACGAGCGCGGCGAGAGCGTTCTCCCCTGCCTGGTGGTCTGCCCCAACTCGACCAAGATCAACTGGAAACGGGAAATCGAGACGTGGTGGCCCGGCGCCACCGCGGAGGCCCTGGTCGGGACGGTGGCCCAGCGGCGCAAGCAGCTCGCGTCCGCGCCGGACTTCGTGATCGTCAACTACGAATCGGTCCGCTCGCACTCCCGGCTCGCCCCGTACGGAAGCATCGCCCTGCGCCGCTGCCCGGACTGCGGCGGGACCGACCCGAAGGTCACCGCCGCCCGCTGCCAGACCCACACCAAAGAGCTCAACGAGATCAAATTTGGTAGTGTCATATTTGATGAGGTCCACCGCCTCAAGGACGCCAAAACCCTGCAGTCCAGGGCATCTCTCTACGCCGCTCAGGAAGCCCATGTACGTATTGGAATGAGTGTAGCTGGAGAAAGTTTTATTGAATTACGTGGAGGTCCATTTAGAGCAGGGTGGATAGGCCCTATCGAAGACGCTACTGACCTCATTGAGAACACTTTGTCCAGTTCCATCGACGGGCCACACAAAATCACTAGATGCGGGCATTTAGGGATAGAATCCCGTGGATGGACAGGCTCTAAGTTTGACTGGAAGCTAGTCAAGTCGTTTGTGCGGCATACGTGTCTATCAGATATGACAACTATTCGCACTGGGGCCAGTGGTGACGTGACGTACACGAATGAGCATTCTGTCTATATTTCTGATGACAGCGGATTGTCGCTGTCTCGCGCCGATGCTGTCACGTCTGAAAACTCTCTCCTAGCAGATGACGGAGCCGATTGGGACTCGTACAAGGAGAGTCCGTACGACATTGTGGGAGTGACAACAAAGTACTTTCCGCAGACGCAGGTAGTAGTAGACTTGAGTGGGGTCACGTGCGAGAAGCTGGGAGTGCAGAGATACGAATTGGCAAACTTTCGTAAAGAGTCTCCAGACGGCGTAGGACGACTTCCTTATGATTTATGGAAGCGCTATGCGCACGTGCTTCCGACGAGCACACAGTGTTATGTGTCGGGAAAGACAGGACGGTCATTCGCTCCGTTAGAGATTTTCATTAGTGACTGGGCGTATCTGTTCGGATTGTTTTTGGGTAATGGGTGGGTGGACGGAAACAGCCGTGTAGCCTTATCTATTCGCGACAGCAGAGTTGACGATGTAGTGTCATATTTAGACAGCCTCCCACATGTGAATGTCACTCCGTACGCGACTAAACGTCACGGGTCATCTGAGATTAGATTCAGTCATCCAGCTATTTCGGCAGTGCTACGTAATGAACTGTCGTCTGACGATGACCGTATTAGCGCCTCTACCAAACAGATTCCAGGGAGTTGGATTATCTCGTGGCCAGAGTCCGCACGCCGCGAACTCTTGCGGGGTTTGATGGATACAGACGGGCACACACACAAGCGTAGCGAGCGCCGCATGTACACAACTACCTCATACCGACTGGCCCTTACGGTGATGAGTCTACTTCGTAGTCTAGGAGTGAACTCGTCGCTACATTCGCGGCGTGGGGACGTTCCAGGAGGTGTCATTCGCGGAACCCAGATTCATGGCAAACAACCTACTGCGTATCAAGTTCAATGGGCCAAGTCAGTCGAATACGGAAATTTTGACTGGACAGCGCTACCGCGCAATGTTCGATGGATGAAAGGTTCAGCGTTCCCCGCGCGCGTGTTATCCACACACAAAGTCGCTAATGATGCGCGCGATGTGTTTGATCTTGAAATGGACGGGCATCCGTCATTCGTCGTCAATGGGGTACTGACTCACAATACTGGCACCCCGATCGCCAACTCCGTGCTAGACCTCTGGTCGATCCTGCACGTGGTGGATCCCGTCGAGTGGCCGTCGCGCACCCGCTGGGTCGAACGCTTCCTGGACCTGATCCACAACGTGTGGGGCGGCGTGGCCGTGTCCGGCGTGAAGGCGGAGCGGCAGGCGGAGTTCGACGCCACCATCCAGCACCGGATGCGCCGCATGACGACCGACGTGGTGCTCCCTTTCCTCCCACCCCTGGTGACCGAGCGCCGCGACGTCGACATGACGCCCAAGCAGCAGCGGGCGTACAACCAGCTCCGTGATTACATGATGGCCAGTATCGTCACCGACGCGGACGGCAGTGACGAAGCAGGCGGTGGCGGCGCAGAACTGCTCGTCGCCGGGTCCCCGATGGTGCAGATGCTGCGCCTCCTGCAGCTCGCCTCGGCCTACGGCGAGGTGACGACGACGGAGGTGGAGCGCGCGACCCCCGACGGGGAGACGTACACGGCCACCGACCACGCGTTCACGCTCGCGGCCCCGTCGTCCAAGGTGTCGGCCTTCATGGACGACCTGCCCGACTTCGCCGACCGGTCCGTGGTGGTGTTCGCGGTCTCGCGCCAGCTCGTCATGCTGCTGTCCGAGGCCCTGGAGAAGGCGGGCGTCCCGCACGGTTTGATCGTGGGCAACCAGACCGCCGTCGAGCGGCAGCTGGCCATCGACGATTTCCAGGGCGGGAAGACCAGGATCATCCTCGTCACCATCGCCGCCGGTGGGACCGGCATCACGCTGACAGCCGCCGACACCATGGTGTACCTGCAGCGCTCGTGGTCGCTGATCGACATGGAGCAGAGCGCAGCGCGGTGTCGGAGGATCGGCAGCGAGCGCCACCAGAGCATCCTGCGGATCGACTACGTCGCGCCCGGCACCGTCGAGGAGGCCGTCATCGCCGCCCTCGAAGGGAAGGGCGCGTCCCTGGAGGACCTGGTCCGCGATGCGGACCTGATGAAGAAAGCATTGGGAGGCGCTGATGCCGATTAACCGCATCGAGGTGGCCATCGAGGCCGACGACATCATGGAGGACGCCGTCCCTGCGCTGTCCGCCATCGTGGACTGCCTCGGGGTGAGCGCTGAATCGGACGTGGAGACGGCGGTCACCTCGTCCGAGACGGGCGAGCCCGTACTGTTCGCAGTGATAGCCGTCGGATCGGTCCAGGAGGAGGAAGCGCATGGGTGACGCACCGTACCGGGTGTCCAACACGGAGATGGGCGTGTTCCGTGAGTGCCGCCGGAAGTGGTGGATCCAGTACTACCTGAAGCTCAAGCCGCGGGCCCGTGCCTTCTCCGGACCGCTCCCGCTGGGCACGCGCGTGCACGCGGCGATGGAGAGCTACTACACGGGCCAAGAGGAACTGCTCGCGGCCTACCGAAGGCTGGTGCACGAGGAGCGGGCCGCGATGCTGGCGCACGGCGACCTCAACACCGCCGAGTTCGACGACGAGGCCGAGCTCGGCCGCATCATGCTGGAGGGCTACCTGGAGTGGGTCGCGACCGAGGGTGTGGACGCGGACCTGAAGGTCATCGGTGTCGAGGAGGTCCTCGAGTACCCGATGCTGGAGGACCGGGTGATCGTGCAGGCGAAACTCGACCTTCGCGTCGTCAAGGAGTTCTCAGGCGCCCGGTCGGTCCTTGATTTCAAGCATCAGCCGCTCAGTGAGCCCGTACTGACGCCGACAGGTTGGCGCTCGATCGGCGACATACAGCCTGGGGATTCAGTTATTGGAAGTTCTTGGACTCCTGTTGAAGTTGTTGGCACGTCGTCCGTCACACGACAGCCGGTGTACCGTGTGGAGTTCACAGACGGCACGTACACGCTCGCGTCTGAAGATCATCCGTGGTCTGTTCATTTTCATCGGCAAGATGCCGCAGCGCAGATAGTTACCACGAAGCGCATTGCAGAATTCATGAGCGGCAAAGGACGTCAGCACGATGTATACATCACTGGAATATCGGGCGCGAAAGGGTCATCTACCTCTGACCCGAAGTCTGACGCCTACTTGCTAGGCGCTTGGCTCGCAAACGGAAGCTCTGGACCGCACACATCCCGCATCACTGACGGCTCTGGTTCCGAGGCGATCTTCTCTGAGGCCGGACTGACATCATCGGTAGTGCCGTCAAACAATTATCATCTAGCGGCTACGTGCCCCAAAGCGTTCACTCAATACCTGCGCACTGCGTCGTTGCTCACGGTTCCGTCACACGAGCGGTTTGTCCCGACAGAAGCCGTCATGGCGTCGTTTGACTACCGAAAGCGTCTACTGCATGGACTGATGGACTCAGACGGTTCGATGACTGGATCATCTTCGTGTGTGTACCTCACCTCCAGTGAGCGGCTGGCAGACGACGTAGCGCTGCTGGTTCGCAGTCTGGGTGGGCACTCCTCCGTGTGGAAGCACGAATCTCCTCGATACACGTACAACGGAGAGGTCAAGTACGGTCGCGACGCATACCGTGTGAATATTCGCACGGACTTCAACCCATTTCTGCGTAACGGCTTGAACAGAGACAAGTGGGACAAGATTGAAAGCAAGCGAAAGACAAGCCGTCAGCACTTGCTGAAAAAAGTTCGTGCAGTGACTTATATCAGTGAACAAGATTGCGTATGTCTCATGCTCGACTGTAATGATCACTTGTATGTCACTCGAGGCGGTGTCTTGACGCACAACACGTCGCGCAACCTCTCTGACTTCGACAAGACGTCGCACATGACCACCCAGCTCAAGCTCTACATGATGCTGGACAAGCTCATCAACGACAATCCCGACAGCCGGATCGACGGCGGCATCTACCGCCTGCTCAAGAAGGTGAAGCGGACGGCCCGTGCGACCCCGCCGTTCTACCGGGACGTCTACGTGCACCACAACGATTTCACGCTGCGCTCCTTCTGGTTCCAGTTGCAGGGGGTACTGGCTGCGATCCTGGGCGTGAAGGACGCCCTCGATGCGGGAGGCGATCCCATGGTGCACGCCTATCCCAGTCCCACGCGCGACTGCTCTTGGAAGTGTCCGGCGTTCCACCTCTGCCCGATGTTCGATGACGGGTCGGACGTCGAGGCGGCCCTGTCCGACCAGTTCGAGGTGTCGGACCCTTATGCGTACTACCACAAAGAAGGCGACACCCCCGAAGACTGACGTGGTGTAAGATGTGGTATGCTTTATTGCAGACATACACAAACATCAACGTTGTAAAAAAAGAGAGTGTTCATGGCAGAGATAACCAAAAGCCTCACGCTGCTGGTGTTCGGCAACCCGAAGGCCGGGAAGTCGACCCTGGCGTCCACCGCTCCCGGACCACGGCTGTACCTGGACGTGGAGCACGGCGCGAAGTTCCTCCCGCTGAAGTCGATAGCTTGGGACCCGCAGTCCGAGACACCTCCCGAGGTGTCCGACGCGTGGGACACGGCCATCGTCAGCGTGCGCGACTACGACACCGTGCTGCGTGCCTACGCCTGGCTGTCCAGCGGTCAGCACCCGTTCCGCAGCGTGGTCATCGACTCGGTCACCGAACTGCAGGCCAAGGTCATGGAGCAGGTCGCCGGTCGCGAGCAGATCAAGACCCAGCAGTGGGGAGAGATCCTGCGGCACATGTCCGGCTTCATGCGGGACCTGCGGGACCTGACGGCGCACCCGACCAACCCGCTGACCAGCGTCGTGCTCACCGCCATGTCGCGCACCGACCAGAACGGGCGCATCGTGCCCTACCTGCAGGGGCAGGCCGCGGTCATCGCGCCCTACCTGACGGACATCACCGGCTACATCAACGTCGAGGAGTTCGCGCACCCAGACCCTACCCAGCCTCCGTACAAAGCGCGGCGCATGTATATTGTTGCCACGCCCACGATCGCCGCCGGTGAGCGTGTCGGAGGCAGGCTGGGAGAGATCGTCGAACAGGACGACCTCAACATCGAAAAAATGATAGATCGTATTTACGGAATCCAACCGATTGATGGAGGTATTACCAACAATGGCAGTTAAGAACTGGGGAGCCGTTCTCGCCGACGCCGAGGACATCACTCCGATCCCTGATGGCGACTACGTGTTCGTCGTCCAGCACGCCGAGCACAAGATGACGGCCAACGACAAGGACATGTACGTCGTCAAGGCAGTGGTCGAGTCCGGTCCCTACGCCAAGCGCGTGGTCTGGCACCGCATGACCGTCTCGCCGGAGAGCGCCGTGGCCCTCAACATCTTCTTCCGCGACATGAAGTCGCTGGGGATGGACCGCGCGTTCTTCGAGTCCGAGCCGACCCACGAGGCCATCGTGTCCCGCCTCAAGGTGGCGCGGTTCGTCGGTGCGGTCGTCACCACCTCGTGGCAGGGCCAGGACCGCAACGAGATCAAGGTCATCAAGGGCATGGCCGGTCCGGCCGCTGGCGCTCCGCCGGTGCCGGG